ATTACTTTCGTACCTATGGAAGTACGCAAAAAAATCATTAATCTAAATTTTTTATGAAAAATAACAGCGCAAGGTTTCGACTTAAACAAGACGAAATCGAAATACTTATGCAGTATCGTGGAATAAAAGAAGCAACTGATGAAGCTGGAGTAGATGACAAAGACGTTAAACACGGATGGCTAAAAACAAAAGACGCTTCTTTATTCTTTAAAAACCCAAACTTTAAACAGGAAGAACTAAACGCGATCCAGAAAATAAAAGATGAATGTATAAAAGAAGTAAAGTTATACGCTCCAAAATATCACGCAATAGAAACAATTAAAAGCGAAGACACGCATTTATTAGTAATTGATATTGCCGACTTACATATAGGAAAACTTGCAACAGCATTTGAAACAGGCGAAGACTACAATTCACAGATTGCCGTTAAACGTGCAAAAGACGGACTACAAGGCATTTTAAACAAAGCAAAAGGGTTTAACATTGACAAAGTTTTATTTGTTGCAGGAAACGACATTTTACACACCGACAACACCAGACGAACAACAACAGGTGGAACGCCACAAGATACGGACGGAATGTGGTACGACAATTTTATAATGGCAAAGAACCTATACATTGATTTGTTAGAAAAATTAATAAGTTTTGCAGAAGTCGAAGTTGTCTACAACCCAAGCAACCACGATTTAACGCACGGCTTTTTCTTAATGCAACTTATTGAAGCGCACTTTAGTAAGTCCACAATTAATTTTAACGTAGATTTAAAGCATCGTAAGGCATTTAAGTACGGAAACAACTTAATCGGAACAACACACGGAGACGGAGCAAAAATCGAAAACCTACCTTTATTGTTAGCTACGGAGTTTCCAATACTTTGGAGCGAAACTAAACACCGATATATTTATTCGCATCACGTTCACCACAAAACAAGTAAAGATTTTATAGGAGTAACATTTGAAACGTTACGCAGTCCTTCAGGGAGTGATAGTTGGCATCACAAAAACGGATATACAGGCGTTCCAAAAGCGGTTGAAGGTTACGTCCATCACAAAGAATTTGGACAAATTGCACGATTAACACATATTTTTTAATATATTTGCAATTCATAGTTAATAAAAAGAAAACAGTTATAAGCTCCCCAGCACGTAGCTGTTTTTTTTTGTCACATATATTAGCCAAATTAGGGACAAACAACTATAAATAGATAATATGTTAGATATGCCTACAATAAACGGAACAATTGCGATTAACTTACTTTAAATTTAGATTGCAAATTCAAACCAATACTTTAGATTTGTCCAATTTTTTAATTAATAAACTTGACATTTTTATAGTTATAACCTTAATAATAGCAAAGATTTTATGGTTTTTACCTTACTTTATTACATTATTAGGTAAAATTTACCTTAATTATATGTTTTACTTATTTAGAATGAATATAAATTACACTTTTTTCTATTTAGAAAACGTAATAAACACAAGGGTTTTAAAAAATAATTAAAAATAAATTAAAAATAATTGTTAAAAAGTATTGTAGTTATTAAAATAGTATTTATATTTGCATATAATTATTAACGAAACAATTTAAAAATAGAAATTATGACAACTTGTATAAAAAACATTAAAGCAAAAAAAGGTTTTGAATTTATAAAAGGTAAAAAATACGATGCAACAATTAATAACGGAGAAATAACAATATATTTTTCACGATTTGAATTTGCTACTATTAAAAATGTTAATTTTTTTAATAAATATTTTAAATTTTAAAATAAAAAAAACAAGGGGTGCGACTTGGTAACGCACATTAATTTAAAACTATGAAAACAGAATTTAACAAAGTAATTGACTTTTTAGAATTACAACAACAAGAAGACAAACTAAACACGAACCAACTGCATTTAATTATTCAAACATTAGCAACATTTTTAGACGATGAACAATTGCAGGAAGTAGAAAATTTATTTAACCAATTTAAAAAATAAGACTATGAAAAATTTAATTGATTACTTTACACCAACAACCGAAGAACACAAATCGTTTTTAAAGCACTTTTTAAGCACTCTAATGGTGTTTATAGTGTTGGGTGGTATGTTCTATTGTTTAATGTATTTAAAAGCGCTGTAAGATGGAAAATAGAAATTTAGAATTTTGGAATAAAGGGTGGGAATTAACCTACGAGTTTACAGGTTGGACTTATTCAATAGCAGGAACTTGGGAATTTAACGATTACGATGAAGTTTCGGAGTTTGCATTTATTGAATTAGATGTTGAAGTTTCGGAAAAGTGGTTAACAGAAACAGATGACAATTTACAACCGCACGTTCTTGGGGTTCGTATTTTAGAAGACTTACGTTTAGAAATGCAGGAAGCAATAAACAGCGACCTTCAGCATTATAATTTTTGGGAATGGAAAGCGAGTAACGATGAAAGTAACTATAATTTTTACCACGAACTATGAACACAGGAACGATATACGAGCAAATGGATTGGTGGCAACGACAATGGCGGGGTTCATTTGATTTAGGGTTATACCTTGAAATTTGCAGAATTAAAAAAAACGAACAAACTAAATTTAAACCTATGAAACGATTTAAAGCAACATTTAAAACTTGGGCGTATGTTGGCGCACCTGTTAAGTTAGAAACACGAATAGTTGAAGCATACGACACCCAGCACGTTAAAAACTTAATACAGAAAAACGATGACATTATAATTGAAATTAAACAAATAGAACAATGATTGAACTAATAAAAGAAATAATAGAACAAGACGGACTTGCACAAAAAAACCGAAAACGTGAAATAGTACACCGAAGAATTTATTTGTTTAGGAAGCTACGCGAAGACGGACACACACTTAAAGGAATTGGAAGCCTGTTTAATATGAACCACGCAACAATTTTACACGGTTTAAAAACTTACAAAAATTTAGTTGATGTAAACGACAAACTATTTTTACACGATATTGAATATTACAAACTTCTTTTGAGTTTAGAACGTCCAGAACTTGACTTGCGAAAAGAAATAAAAGAAGCAAAAAATTTAGTTGACTTGCGTAAAATTCAAGCAAGAATAAAAAATAATTTATTTTAATTCGTGTTTATGTTAAAATAATTTTTAAATTTGCAATTGTACTCGTCTAACATTATAAGTACAAAAGGAATTATTACCCTTGTTTATGAAGTTGAAGTTAGACGCAACGGATTTTACAGGGGTTTTTTTATTTAAAAAATTTAGTATGGCTGAAGAAAAAAAAGGGTTTATATTGTATAGTGACATAATACATACAATAGAAAAGTTAACGGACGAACAAACGGGAAAATTGTTTAAACATATTTTAAAATATGTAAACGATCAAAACCCAGAATGCGAAGACTTAATAACTGAAATTGCATTTGAACCAATTAAACAAAGTTTAAAACGTGACTTGTTAAAATGGGACGATAAGAAACAAAAACGTAGTGAAGCAGGAATAGCAGGAGCAACAAAAAGATGGCAAAATATAGCAAACGATAGCAAACGCATAAAACCGATAGCAAACATAGCTGTAAGTGTTAATGATAATGTTAATGTAAATGTAAAAGATATATATAGGAGCTTCGCTCATTTGTCTATTTCTGAAGACGAAGTAAAAAAGTTATTAGATAAACATACAATTACACAAATAAACAACGTATTAAACGACATTGAAAATTACAAGCAAAATACTAAATATAAAAGTTTATATTTAACGGCAGTAAAATGGCTACAGAAAAACGAACCAACAACCGAAGGCATTTCACCTGAAGAAATAAAAGCAAGAAAATATGGATATATTAACTAACGGTTCAGCACTTGATTATTTATTGAACTACAGGGACGGCAAAATTAAACACGGTTTAGAACTTGGAAATGGACTTGATGACTATTTAAAATTTAAACGTAAACAAGTAAACATAATTTTAGGACACGACAACGTTGGTAAAACTTATTTTATAAATTGGTATTTTTTAGCACTTGCATTAAAGCACAAATTGAAGTTTATAATCTGGAGCGGTGAAAATCAACACGGACAAATTCTGCGAGACTTAATACAAATGTACGCAGGAATAAATTTTAAACAATTAACCCACGATGAAATTAGAAACTACAGCGCATATTTAGAACAATACTTTACATTTGTAAAAAACGACCGACTGCACAAACACGAAGAACTATTTAAAATATTTGAACAAAGCGAATGCGATGTTGCACTAATAGACCCATTTACAGGTTTAGACAGAAATATGACTTACGAAGGTAACTACCAATTTATGAATGCAGCACGACAATTTGTAAACAAAACAGGAATGACAATTTACATAAACACGCACCCGAATACTGAAAGCGGAAGGAGTTCTAACATTTATACTGAAGGAGACTTCAAAGGACATTTAAAAGCACCGTTAAAAGACCACGTAGAAGGTGGCAAAGCATTTACAAACCGTTGCGACGATATGATAGTAGTTCACAGACTAATAAAACACGATGTAATGAAATATGTAACTTGGGTTTCTACTGAAAAAATTAAAGACATAGACACAGGCGGAAAACATACCGGATTAAACGACCCTGTTTATTGCGAATATAATTACGGACTTGGTTTTAAAGTTTACGGAAAAGACGTAATTTCGGAATTTAGACCAACAACAAAAACTAACTTAAATATTTTTTAAAATGGAACTTGACTTATTGAGCAGTAGAATAAACTTAAACCACACTTGTTTAAAATTACAAGTAAGCATTGAAGACATAAAAACGAAACATCCTAACCGAACGGATTTAATAACTTCAATGGAGCAAAGTTTACACGAAATAAAAAAAGCAATGGTTGTTTACCAAACGTTAGAAAAAGAGTTTAGAGCGACAAGACAAATTAACTTTGATTTACAACATATAAATTTAGAGTTAAAACAGGACGTAAAAGACTTAAAAAAAATAATAGAATTTAACAACGCGGAACTTTGAAAACACGAACTAAAAAATGTTTTAATTGCAAAGAAGAATTTGCACCGTTCAGCACACTACAAAAGTTTTGTTTAAAAAACGAATGTATAAAAGCAATGGTTGAAACGCAAAAGTTAAAGGAATGGAACAAAAAGAAAAAGAAGTTAGTTGAAAATCTAAAAACCGCAAACGACTATTTAAAAATAGCGCAACAGGTGTTCAATAAATTTATTCGTGTTCGTGACGCTGGACTTAATTGTATTTCGTGCAACAAACCTTGTAAAAAAGAAAATGCAGGGCATTATTATTCGCAAGGCGGACATAGTAACGTAAGGTTTAACGAAGACAACGTACACTTGCAATGTGAAGCTTGTAACACTTATTTAAGCGGTAACTTACTAAACTATCAAATAGGTATAGAAAAACGAATAGGAGCGCAAAGATTAATGGAGCTTCAGGCAAAAGCACACGATGTAAAAAAATGGACAAAAGACGAACTAAAAGAAATAATTGAAACATATAAACAAAAACTAAAATGAACGAACAAAGTTTATTTGAATATTTAAAACAAAATTATTGGAAAGACCTTGAACAAAGCGAAGATAAATTTTCTTCTTGGGATTGTTTTTCAAAATCTACAAATACAAGAATAGAATTAAAATGCAGAAAAAAACATTATTCAGATTTAATGATAGAGAAAAGTAAATATTATAAACTTATAAAAAAATACATTGAAGATAATGAAATACCATTATATATTAATTCAACCCCTAACGGAATATTTGTTTTTGATTTAAGAGAAATAAACCCAATTTGGATAACTGATAATAAAATGCCTAAAACAACTGAATTTAATATAACAGCAGTAATAGAAAAAACTTATTCATTAATAAATATTAATAAAGGAAAAAAAATATAAAAAAATAGTTGTTTATTAAATAACTATTCTTATATTTGCATATATTATTAACTTAAATTATTTAACTATGAAACATTTATTTAAAAGTTTAGCAGCGTTCCAACAAGAAGTTCCTGTTATTCACAAAGCAACACAAGGTTACGGATACACCTACGCAGACTTGCCGAAAATCTTTGAAGTAATTAACCCACTACTAAAAAAACACGGATTAGGATTCACTCAACTAATTAACGGAACACAAATAGCAACCTGTTTATTTCACGTTGAAAGTGCTGAAAGTATCGAAAGTAAAATTGATATTCCACAAGGAGTAATTTTAAAAGGAATGAACGAGTTCCAAGTTTTAGGAAGTGCAATTACTTATTTGCGTAGATATGCTTTAAGTTCAATGCTTGGTTTAGTTACGGACAAAGACACAGACGCTTCTGGAGAACAAGTAAAACACGAACCTAAAAAAGCTACAATAGACAACGCAAGGTTTCAAAAAGCTATTGACGCAATTAGCAAAGGAGAATATACAGTTGAAGAACTAACAACAAAGTTTAGTTTAACGGAAGCACAATTAAAAACGTTAGAAGTATGAAAATACGTTGTTCAGCATTGGGGCGGTTAATGACCGCTCCACGCACCAAGACCGAAACATTAAGCAAAACAGCAAAGTCTTACATTCAAGAACTTGTTTTAGAACACAAATTCGGAATTAAAAAAGAGTTTAGTTCACGTTACACCGACAAAGGTTTACAATGTGAAGACGAAGCAATTAGTTTGGTAAACGATGTTTTGGGTTTAGGGTTTATATTTAAGAACGAAGAACATTTTAACAACGAATGGATTACAGGAACACCCGACGTAAACACGAATGAAATTTTATTAGACATAAAATGTAGTTACGAAGCTCATACTTTTCCGTTCTTTGAAGACGAAATACCTACTAAAGATTATTACTATCAATTACAGGGTTATATGTGGCTAACAGGAAAGACTGAAGCATTACTTTGTTATTGTTTAGTAAATACACCAATAGAAATAGTTGAAGACGAAATACGTAGGGAACATTGGAAACAATTTAAAATTGACGAAGACGCAGAAATACGAGAATACGTAGAAAAGAAACATAACTTTGACCACCTTCCAGAACAAACAAAAGTAAAAGTCTTTAAAATAGAACGTGATGAAACTGTAATTTGGGAAATACAAACAAAGGTTGAAGAAGCAAGGATTTATTTTAACCAATTAATAGAAACAATATGAAAGAAAAAACAATAGCAATTATTTTAACTTTAATCGTGTACACTTTTGCAATAGTGGGATTTGTTAAATTTATAAGTTGGGCAATATGAACATACAAATACAAGACAAAAACGTTTTAAGCGTAATGGCTAAATTCAAAGAACGTTCGGAAGCTGGAATAAAGAAATACAAGACAACGTTAGAACGAACCGATTTAAGCACGTTAGAATGGCTTACACACGCACAAGAAGAAGCAATGGACTTTGTTCTTTACTTGGAGCGGCTAAAACACGAATACAAACAATCTAAATAAATAAAAATGGAAACAAGAAACAACACAGGTGCAATTTTTAAGAATGACAACAAAAAAGCGGAAAACCAC